GATGGCTTTGTCGTTGTCGCCAAACGTAATATCCGCTGATGTACTAGCGCCAGCTAAAGATGTAGTTCCACTGACAGTCAAACCAGTCAGCGTTCCAAGGCTGGTGACGTTGGCTTGCGCTGCCGTCCCAAGCGTGCCGACCAAACTTGTGTTGGCTGTGATCGTTGTGCCCGTGATTGCCCCGGCAGAAGCGCCGCCAATCGTTACGCCGTCAATAGTGCCACCGTTTATATCAGCAGAGGTAAGCTGTGGGCTTGTCAAAGCCTGTGTGCCAGCGTCCATATCCTTGAGGTGCGCCATAAGCTCACGAATGGCATTGTTTACGTTTGACGGGGCCATGCCCTCAGCAATGTTAATGCTGTCTATGTCAGTGTTGTTGGCCGCTGTTGCGTCATACTGACTGATCTTTGTCTTAGCCATTAGTTAAGTTCCTCTTCAAGAATTTCTGAGCCATCTAAAATGCCAGCTTGTACAAGCACTGCATTCAAGCGAGCGTTTCTAGCGGCTTTTGCTTTTGCGGTAGTGGGCTTTTCTAAAAGTGTAGCCATCAGCTTGGGGTCTTTTATTGCTTCTGAGATTACATTTCTGACTTTAAGCTTGGGCATTTTATCAAAGACTTTTTGAGCCGCCCTAGAGCCAGCACCAGCCAAAACTAATGGCGTTCCCGTAGCGCCTGCTAGCGCACCCTGAGCGCCCAAATTTGCACCGCCTATGCGAAGCAGTAAGTCAAAGAAAATGTCCTCGCCACCAAGCAAATCTTCCGCACGACTGGTGTTGCTAAGCGCTTTTTCAAACTGCTTGGTTTTCGCAATAAGACGATCAACGTTGCGGGCCTGCGCTGATGTGAAAATTCCTGACTTAACGAGTATTTGACGCAAGCTATCGCCACCTGACTTTGCACTCATAAGCTGATCTAAGCGATTACCAGAGATTAGCCCATTAGGTGTGGTCGCGGCGTCAAGTAAAGTTTCATAAACGCCATACCTCAGGCCATCCATTACCGCTGGCGTATCTGACCTTTTCGCCAATCTAGCTAGATCACTCATCTGACCTGATATATTGCCAGACTGTAGCGCCGATTTAATTGCATCATTTACATTATTAAAACCTAGAACCCGCGCAGCAGTTGACTTTTGATTTACAAAAGCACTGCCTTTTTGTGCCTGCTCGGAAGCTCGGTCAGCAATTCTGCGCTGGGCCGCAACATCATTTAAAGCGTTGTCCAAACCAAGAGCCTGCAAGCTTTGCTGATTATTTGCGATAAACCTTTCTAATTGCGCTGGATTTACACTTCCGTCAAAATTAGTTGTATTCGCGGCTAATGATGTAAAGAAGTCTTGCTGCTGAGATGTTATGGCGGGGGCTTGCTCCCCGGCAGCGGTTTGCATTGCCTGCAAGTTAAGCCTTTGTTGTACGTCTGACCCACTTTGAGCCACCTCAATCGTTCTCTCTGCTGCAACAGACTGAGCGCCATCTTTATCAAAGCCAAGTGTTTTGCCAATAAAACCTTGAGTAAACTTTTGGTTTAGCTCTCTCGAAAAAGCTCTTGCCGTTTGAGCAGTTTCGCCCACTACCGGGTCAAGATCGTCAAGCATAGAGTCGGCCAGCGTTTGATAAGTTCTAGCTTCGCCAAACTTATTGTTAGCCCTAGCTTCTCTTGCTCTCTCTAAATACCGACTACGCGCTCGCAGCAAATCGCCAGATGTGGTTTCACCTTTTTCCAAACCCTTCTTTTTCCGCGCCTTCTTTAAGCTTTTTGCCAAGGCAGATACCGGCTCAGGCAAACTCTCGCCAACCGTCAGTTCAGCTTTCATTTTGTTAAAAGCTTTTAGAAAACTTGTGGCGTCCACCTTAGCGCTCCTGTCCACAGCAGACCAAAGTTGGTTTTCAGTGTTTCTTGCAGTGCGAAGCTCAGTGTCAAGGATGTCTCTTGCTGCTTTATTTGCAGCATTCGGGTCAGTGCTTGGCAAATTGCTATTAGCCACTTGCTGAGCGCGCTTGCCTGCACTTTCAGCTCTAGCTTTTAGGCTCTGCAAAACGTAATCACGGCGGGCTTGAGCCGCTAATCTCACCAAATCGGGTGATCCGCTTGAAATTGCCTGTCTGTAGGCATCGTTAAACTCAGCAATAGCTTGCTCAGTTTGCTTGCCAACTTGGTCACTAAACTCAGAGTTTTCTCGCACAAGCTGGTTTTCTATTGCTAGTAACCTCTCATTTCCAGTCGCCTGCCCTGACGTTTGGCTTGTGGTTACGCCGCGCAAAGACTTAGCGAGTGCAACAGGATCACCGCCTGCATCAATAATTTCGCCTTGCAGAACAGACGCAGCTTGGCCTTCAACGCCTTTGGGCAAACGTGTGGCTATAGCGGCTTTAAGGCTTGAGGTAAGTTTTGGTAAAACGGTTGACACAATAGCTGGTGAAAACGCACCAGCAAGCTCTCCATACAAGCGTGTAGTCGGGTCGCCAGGATTAGTCGCCTCTGCAACGCCAGCGCCAATAGCGGGCGCAACAGATAATCCAGTTTCTAGCGCAACAGCCGTTGCTGGATTTTTAGCTTGGGTCTTAATTATATCATCAACAGTTTGCGCTAATACATTTGCCTTGGGAGCTGATTGGTTAAGCGCGTCTACCGCCGCCACTCTGCGAGCCTGCCCAGCAATAGGAACAATGGTGCCGACAGTTTGCCCAACCACCTCGCCACCAACAGCGAATGGACGCTGACTCTGTGGCAGGTCACTAATGTCCTTATATCCAAGATCAAAAAGATTTGACATTGTATTGCGAATGGATTGTGAGCCGCCCACAGGGCTGTCGCTAAATGGGCCAAATCCTTGCTCGCCGGGCAGTAAATTAAGAAGTTTGGGGGCTTGGTTTAAAAGATCAACAGGAGCGCCAACAACATCTGCCAAGCCAACATTGATCCCACGCCCAACCGCCTCAACCTTCTCTGGTGCGCTAGATGGGCGGGCCTCACGGTAAGCTTTGACAACAGTTTCAAATTCTGGGGTGCCTTTTTTGTCTTCATTGGCTACCAACCAATTTGCGTATTTTTCTGCGCGTACTGCATCTGCCATTATTAATCTCCCACGATTGCGTCAGCAGCACTAAATGCGGAGCTTTGTTTGTTTGTGGCGCGATATGCAGTGATGCCACTTTCCATAGATTGTATGTATTTTCGCAATGCTTCGATTTGGTTTTCTGCGGCTGTTTTATCCACCAAGGTTTCAGCCGTCTGAGCCGCACTAACCTGCAAGGCCAACTCTCTTTTGAGCGTTGGAATTAAAGCCTCAGCTTTTTGAATAAACTTTTCGTTTCTATCAGAAGAATTTGGCAGCAAGTTGTTAATTTGCTTTTGGGTGTAAACCGAACCTGATCTACTTAATGCCTTAACCAATGGCTCTCTGATAGAGTTATTGGCTGCTTCTATTACTGCTGCTTGTTTTTCTCGGCTTGCGCTAAACGAGCCACCAAATGCGCCTGTCACTACGTTTGCAACATCCGTCAGCTTGCCCGATATGTCGCCACCAGCAGCCTCGGCCACATTAATGCTAAGCGGGTTTTCACCTTCCCCATCAGCTAGAATGTCTGAGGCCGTTGGGGCGTCAGGATTAATGCTTTCAATAGATTGCTGTTGAGCTGGTGCCTCATATGCGTTTTGGCTCAATGCAGAGGCAACCGCCGCACGGTCTGTCAAATCAAGCGCAAATATTTCACCCGCTTTGTAAGTTCTATCGCCAACGGTTACATCATTCGGGGAAATAAAGTTTTGCGTTTGTGCGTTTCTAGGGCTTGGCTCTGTAATCCCAAATAAAGCTTGGTTCCATTGGGCAGAACCCTCAGGTATCTTAGCGTCAATTAGGGCTTGGCGTTTTTGCTCAAATGAGTTTGGTTTTTCTTCACGAATGTTAAACAAGGCTTGGTTAAAAGCATCACTGCCTTCTGTAAAGCCAGCAGAAATTAAAGCGCTTCTTTTTTCCTCAAAGGCAGATTGAGTTTCTGGTGAGATTCCGAATAAAGCCTGATTGTAGGGCGCTGAACCGGGCGTTATGCCCGCTGCCCTCAGTAGTGCGTCTTTTTCTTGCAGGCTTGTTTGCTTAATCGCTTTTGGCAAGTTTCCAGTCAGCACATAGCTGCGCTTTTCCGCGCCCGTCAAACCATACTGATCTGCAAGCGTTGCCCTTTGCTGGGCTTGGGTCGGCTTCGCCGCTGTCGCCGCCCTTGCCGCTGCTGCATCAGCCCGGCTTTGGTTGGCGCTTCGGATTTGCGCTGCTACTGCTGCCGGGTTTTGGCTTGCTGCAATTAAAGCTTGCTCTTGCTTGGAAAAACCACCCTCCGCTACCAGCTTGTCAATTAAGCCTTTGCGTTTACGGCGCTCTTCTATATCGGCCAACCCCTGATAAGTTCCCAAGCCAGACTGTACAGCCTGACCTATGTTCTGCCCCTCAAGCAAACCCACGCCAGTCGTGAGTAAACCCAAGCTTCCAGATAGCGGCATGTTGTTTAGCGTGTTGCCAAGATTGCTAAATAAGCCTTGCGTTGTTGCCATGAGGTTAATCCTTTATAATATACCCAGCAGGCCTAAGCCGCCGCCAATCGCTGCGCCAAGAGGGCCACCAACAGCAGGTAGCAAACCACCCAAGCTGGCCCCTGTGAGCGCACCACCTAAGCCGCTTTGCAGCGCTGATGGGCCACCGCCTGTTTGAGTAGTAGTTTGGCCAAACAAACCGCTGCCCATGCCAGAAGCTTGCAGCAATGCGTTGATTTGGTTCTGATTGAGTATGTTCTGCTGTTGCTGCTGCTGTTGCGCGGCATCCAGCACCGCCTGTGCGGGGGCCTGCTGTAATGCACCCACGTTTTGCAATGTGCTGATGATTTGCTGATCTGCGCCAAGTAAGCCTGGAAGCTGGCCAAGTGCTGCTTGCTGAGCCTGCGTCGATGCCTGTGAGCCACTTAACTGCAATGCAGCAAGGTCTTGCGCGATGCCAGCTTGTTGGCCAATGCCAGACTGCTGCAACGCTGCAAGGTTTTGCGCAATGTCTGCTTGCTGGCCAAAGTTTTGCGCACCAAGCTGACCCGCCGCTTGCGCTGCTGAGATTTGGTTCTGCAAGCCTTGCTGGTTGCTCGACACAATGTCTGAGGCAATGCCTGCTTGCTGTGCTAGGTTCTGCCCGGTAAGCTGACCAGCAGCCTGTTGCGCCGCTAATTGGTTTTGCAAGTTTTGCTGACCGCTTGATACAATGTCAGAGGCAATGCCTGCTTGCTGCGCCAAGCCTTGATTTGCCAACTGCCCAAGCGCCTGCGTAGCAGCAAGCTGTTGTGCCTGATCCTGTTGCTGAGCGCCAAGCAAGGTATTGGCCAAATTGATTTGCTGCTGGTTTTGCTGCCCGGATACCTGACCCAAAGCCTGAGCCGCCGCCAACTGATTAGCCTGATCTTGCTGTAGGTTTTGTGAAAGAGTTGGAAGCGCTGCATTAGTAATGCCTGCACCCAACGCACCAGCAAAGCTATCAGAGCCAAGCCTGCCGCCAAGCGCGTATTGCGATGTTGCTTTGTTCACCGCTCCCTCTACTGCATTCGCTAATTGCTGCTGCAAGAATGGGTTTGTGCTTTGCCCGGCTAAACCTGTCAGCAAACCTGTTGCAGCGTTTTCTTGACCAACCAAGTTTTGCAACTGGCTGGTGTCTGCTGACGCTGTGGTTAAGTTTTGCAGTCCACCAAGAGCAGGGTTTGTCGCGCCAACCAAGTCTTGCAATGGAGATAAACTGGCAGTCTGGCCTGCAAGATTAGCTAATGCCTGAGCAGAAGGGTTTGCCTGTCCTGCAAGTGCTGCTAATGGCGAAGTGTCTACAGCCTGATCTGCAAAGCCAGCAAGCTGTTGCGCTGCCGGGTTGGCTTGGCCCAACAACCCCTGCAATCCAGAAAGATCAGCCTGAGCGCCCTGCAACTGAGCCAAGGTGGTTGGATCAAAGCCAATGCCCGTATTGCCCTGAGCAATGCTTTCCAAGCCCTGCTGTGCCGTTGTTAAGTAAGATGGCCTATTGGCTAAACCTTCTGCTGCGTTAATCGCTGACTGCTGCAAACCACCAAGATCGGCCATTGTTTGGCCAGAATACGCCTGTGGGTTAAAATCACTCACAGCACCAAAAGCAGCGCTAAATGGATTAAAGTCAGTGTAAGCTTGGCCTAAAGCTGCCTCAACGGCAGGGGGCAATGCCTGTACATTGGTGACTGTTTGACTACCGCCGCCTTTGCTCATGTTAAAGTTCCTTCTTATAGGTAATGTAAGCTTGGCCCCAGCCATGCGGTTCCAAGTACCGCGACCAAGCCCGCCGCCCGTATGCTTCCAAATGGGAGCAACCGTTTCGTTTTGCGTGTTCTTCGACCGCCTCTTGAGCCAAGTGCAGCCATTCTTTCATGCGAGTACCGCCCAAAAAATCCATCGCCAAAGCTTTGGTCTGGGGGTAGGGAATTATTCTTGTCGTAACCGCTCCGACAAACTCACCAGTCTCGTCATCAACTGCGACCCAAATAACATAAGCACCAGCTAAAGCGCCCGTATATACATCACCAAGATCAAGCAGCTCAGGGTTTAGCCTGATAGCCCTATCCAGCAATGGGGAAACATGCGGCCAAACATTTGGCAGCAATGATGGGTGAATGACTGTGAATTTCATCCGATTACAATGTAGAGGAAGGTTCTGTCCGTCTGGGAGTTATTCGCATGGGTTAATGTAAAACCCTGCTTAGCTCTTGCAGATAGGTACATAGTGCCGCCGCCTTGCTCAGCAGCAGCATTGGCCGTTGTCGGTGTGAAAACAATCACACTATCAGGCCCAGCACGGTAGTCAGTAACAGCCGTAGAATCTGCGCTTGCAGTTAGCGTTACTGTTCCCGTGGAGTTAAACTTACCATCAATCAGCAGGTTTACAGCTTGCGCCGTTTGCCTTGGATCAGCACCCGCTGCTGGTAGCTTAACATAGTTAAATTCGGTCATCTTTTGCCCATGCCAACAGCATCAACATCAATGCCCAAAGCGTAACGCCAAGTGCCAGACACGTTGACGCGCACCCGGTGATACCTACCACTGCTACGCGCTGGGCAGTTGTTATCATCGTTAAGCGAAACCGCTGTGCTAAAGCTTGGGCTGTCGATTTGCCTTGAGCGCGACCCGACCTGAACCGTCATGGTGGGCGTTGTGCTGCGAGAGGTTACATATGGCGTAACGCCCCGGATCAGCGATTGCCGCATAGTTGCAGGCTCAAACTCAGTCGTTTCAAGCACAGCATCAAGCGGCGCACCCGTAACCGTGTGTATCTTCTTATCCTTGCCAGCGCTGAGCTGGAAAAACCCACCAGCGTAAAACCTGCTGTCCAGCGATGTGGTCAAGCCATCGAGACTAGCGTTTAGCGCATCTAAGCTTTCAACGGTAAAGCTGGGCGTTAAAGATGATGCAATAAGCTCATGGTCAAGCTTTACAATCGACCAGCGCTGCACTGCGTAGTTATACACCAGTATTTTATCAGGATCACCAACGCCGCTGACAGAAGGATAGCCCCACATAACCACCTGGTTTTCCGGGTCAATCGCGCAGCTTATTCTATCGCTATTGGCAAAGTCCAAGTCATCAAAGAAAAACTGGTCAACCTTCTCAGCGCCAATCGGTATGCTTCGCTGACCGTCAAACATAAAGAAACCATCGTCAGCAAGATAAAACACCTGTGTCGGGCCAAGTGAGGCAACACTATTGGGGTAGTTACACCCGTGGCCAGTCTCCACTTTTTCAAAGGTAAAGATTAGAGGAGAACCAACATATTGCATTCTGGCAATGGCTTTTTCCATCAGCACAACGCCAAACTCACCGCCAACCAAGCCCGTGATATGCCCAGCATCAGGTATGTCTTGGAAGTCAGCTTGATTGCTGCCGATAGTCCAGCTTGTAGCGTCGTTAATAGCAGACCAGCGCACCCGACTGCGATGCGTTGCTGAACTATAGGTAACATTTGCTGTCACAACAAAATCACGAATAACGGCTAAATGCCTTGCAGCAGGCGCACCGCTTATGGCCGAAAAGGCGCTGTCAGTGCCAATGGTAAAACCCTGCAAAACATCGCTGTCAGAACCAGCAGCAATAACTTCATCGCCAAACCTGACAAAATCCCAATACATATCACTGGTCATGGTGTAACCAGTGTTGGTACTGGCTAGACTAAAGTCAGAGTTGTCGAGCTTGTAAAGCTTACCCTGATCACCAGCAAAAGTAGTCACTGTGCCATCTGTTGCCTTCGTGGCGTATATACCGCGCAGCCTGTTTGTGGCAGCAGCAGAAACCTCTGTTAAGCTGGCAAACGGGCGATAGCCACGCGCAGCAGGTATAACATTGGTTGCAATCGTAGCGCCGGGGTTTTGAAAATCCGACTGATCAGGTAGCCATTCGCCAAAAGGTATCATTGATTAAGCCAATTCTCTGAGCCAGCGCTTTGCTGGACAAATGCAATATTAGATGCGGCCAAGTCTGACCAAGTTTCACTGCCAGCCGACACATCTGACCAAGCCTCGCCGCCTACAGAAATGTCAGACCAAGCCTCACCACCAGCAGCAATATCGCCCCACGCCTCGCCTAGCTTTTCAGCAATCAAGCTTGTCGTGATAGCAATGCTTTCAGCGCCCGCCATCCCAATGGTAAACTCAGCACTAGCCTCAGCCGTAAGAGCAATGCTTTCAGCAGCGCTGGTGCTAAGCACAGCCTTTTGCTCAGCCACAGTGGTCAGCGCCAAGTCTACAGCAGCGCTTGCAAGCTGTACTCTTTCAGCAGCGCCCGTGGCTGTAATCGCAACGCTGGCAGAACCAGCCATAGACACAGTAAAGCGAGCCGTTGCAGCAACAGATGCAGCGCCCGTAACACTAGCCGAAACGCCATGCACCAAGGTTGCGCTACTGCTTTGCGTAACGGCCAAACTAGCCGTGGCGCTAATGGTTCTAACTTTTGTTGCAACAGAAGTTGCCGAAGCACTAACAGAAGCCGTGCCTGTTGTTTCAAACAGGTTTAGATTGTCTAGCTGCTCAAGCGTACCAAAGGCATCAAGCGCATCCATAGACCCCCAAGCATCGAGCTGCTCAAGGGTAGGGCCAAGTATCTCAGCCATGTTATGCTGCCGTTATATCTAGGTCTCCCGCCGCCACCCGCAGAATATCGCCAGTAGCAATGGTCTTTGACGCAGAGAAAGCGCCGTGGATTAGCAAGTTGCCAGAAGATGACGCATCGTAAACGCCAAAATGGCTAATGGTTCCCCAGCTACCAGTTGCAGCCGCAAACTCTACAGCAGCGCTGTTATCGGTTGTGCCGCCAGAAGCAGCATCAAAGTTTATCGCCACGCGAGAATAGTTATTGCCGCTAAGCTCTGTGCCTGAGGCATCATCGCCCAAGCTTCCCGTGCTAAGCCCAAGATAGGCCTGCGATGGGAATGTATAAGCCGAAGTGCCTAACACATGATCAAGCACCTTGTTTTCTAAATAGTCGGACATTGCTGACATAGGTTAAGCTCCTGAGTAATCCGATTTCATTGCCAAAGGCCCACCGTAAAATGCTTTCTCGCTGTCCTTCTTTATTTCTTCCATCGCCCTTGTGAACAAAGCGTCATACTGATTGGCCCTAGCCTCATCCATCAGGAACATATGAGCAGCAAAAAGTGACCCATAAAGGTAAGTATCAGGGTGGCGGGTAAGCACAGTATTGGTGGTGTTGCTGTCAGATAAAGCCGAAACATCTTCCGAATAGATTATCTCAACAGTCATAACACTGTCTGGCACCGGGCGAAGCGCAAGCTCAGCGCCAACAACCGTGTAAATCTTGGGCCGACCACCGCCAGATGTAGCGTAGGTTTCGTAGTAATCCTTTGGAGATGCGTATTCCAGCACATCAATCGGATCAGTGTTTAGCTTTACCAAACGAATTTTACGCAAGTCTGTCGGCAGGCTGATAAACTCATCACTAGCAGAGGTAGACGCCTGCGCCCGCTTTTCCTGTGAACGCGTTTCAAGCTCACGGCTCATACGAGACTCAGCAAGCGTGATAAAGTCAGGGATTTGCGAGGTTAGGTCAGAACGCGCCAAAAAGTTGGCTATCGCTGTCTGTAGCTCTGCATAGGTTGAGATTGCCATTACACTGTGCCGCCAGTTGTTCTAAAGAAACGATTTTCGCGGTCATTCAGCCATCTGCGCCACTCAGTTGGGTTTTCCTTCGGCTGACCGAATTTCTTCACCAAGGAGTAATACAGAGGCGCAGGTATATCCGCGACCTTTTGCTTATGCTTTTGGGTGTTGCCAATCAGTGAGCCATAGCGCCAACTGTTAGCCTCTTCCTTAGCGGTGTTAAGAATGGGCGTAACGTCCATTTCAGTGCTGACATAGTTGCCATCAGTTTCGCCGTGGAAGTAAGTTTTCTTTCCCGTAAGAGGGTCGGAGTTTATTAGTTTTTTCATACTCGCCTCAAAGAAAAAGGGGCCGCCGAAGCAGCCCCTTGCAGGTTTAGTTAATGTTGTTTTGGCTTATGAGCCGTTCAGACCAATCACAGCCGCGTGAGCCTTTGGAGCCTTCACGATCAATGTCCACTCAGACACGATTGCGAACTTGGTTGCGTCACCAGTAGATGCAACGTCAGAAACGCTAAACATACGACCGGGCAGTGAGCCAAGACATACATAATCGGTGTCGATCAAATACATTTCTGAGTTTGGACACTGACGATCAACAGTCACGCTCAACTCGCCAAAGTCTGACAAGTAAAGTGAAACTGAGCCAATGATTGACGCCTCCTTAGGCGCTGTCATTGTGATCTGGTTGGTTGCCACTGAGCCAGAAGACAGACCTGAGAAGTTCTGCTTGTTGGTTGGTGACATGAGCAACATGTTTGGCGAGCCGCCATCTGTATATGCAGCAAGCATAGCAGCGTCGATTTTCGCCAAGGTTAATGCAGCAGCCGTACCAGTAAGGTCAGCAGCGTCAGAACCGTCACCAGTTGCAGCAGCCATGTCAGATGGCTTATCAACATTGGTAATCCAAGTGATAAGCTTCGCAGCTTTACGAGGATCAGACGCAGAGCGAGCTTCGTTCTTAAACAAAGACTTCTCAATGTCACGGCGTTGCTCAAGGCCTTTAAGTACCTTAACATCGTTGTGTTCAATTAGGAGCGCTACTTCCTAATCCGTTCTTTCGAACCGCTACATATTTCTATGCAGACCAGACTATATCATAACCATTACGGTTCTGGGCGCTTCCACTCGCTTGAGTGTACTCCTTGCGGATAGTCGTTGAACGTTCCTCGTTAGAGGCTTCGCTGCTGATTACCTTATCCCGAAGGACTTAGGCTTCCCAGCAATTCACCCAGTTTATACTACGCTAGTGTATGGTTAACGCAGTTTCCTTGTCGCGCCCGGCTTTGTCCACCACATCAAGAGTGTTGGAAACAGAAGCAGCCTGCACACTAATCTGGTGGTAGTTACCAAGGCGTGTGGTTGGGCTTGGGTTCGCATAAGAATAATCAGCGCCTTCGTTGACATAGTTGGTGTCAACAGCAGCAGCCAATTCTTGCACTTGCCACTCGTGGAAAATACCTTTGGTAGTTTCCTTTTGCGAGTTGCTCACAAGGGGGGTTTCATCAGGGTCAATGCGATAAATCACATCGCTCAGGTCTTCTCTCTCGCCAATGGCGGTTGAGCTAGTGTAAGTAGCCATAATGGCCTCCTAAAAAGTTAGCGGGTTAAGA